TACTTTTTTCTGTCGGAAGCCTGTATTGATATACAACACATCATCTGTAGTGAGTTCCCGAATGATCCGGATGGTTTCGCCAGTCGTTATATTTTTGATACTCGGATTGACGGCAGGACCGTGAAAGTAGATCTCCACAGGAGTTTCCACATGACCTGTATTGATGATATTTTTCTGTGGCTCGCCTCGCTCTTTCATCTTGAACGGAAGTGTAAATTTCCATTTCCATCCACGAATCCATGTAGCAATACTTTCACCAGTCTGTAGTACGTCCTGGAACATTGGATCCATACAGATCAACTCGATTTTAAAGCTCATGACATCGTACCTGTTCACGGTATCGATCTGGAAGGCTTCTACTTCGTAATCAATAGAACGCTCTGTTCCCATGTAGCTGACTGTAAGTTTTCCACCAGAAAACGGTGAGAAAAATGCGATCAGTTCCTGCCTTTTCGCTGATTTCTCATCGTCTGCACCAAGGAAATCCGCTTCGATGGAGATCGGCCGGGAAAGCACTTTCTTTCTTTTCAGCCTTTCCCCGATATAGTTGGTATTCACTGATTTTTCCAGTTCATAATCCGTGGCTTCCAGGCCGGAGTAATCGGTTACACCGTACTCCGGTTCATCCAGCACAATCATCTTACCGTTCCTGGAAAGTGAAAATATAATCTTTTCCATTATTTCCGAGCCAACCTCCTTGCTTCTCTTCTCAATGCTCTGCTGGTTTCAACCGGTGATTTTACTGGCTGATAGATATTGACGGTCTGATTTACTTCCGTATCTCCACCCGTTCCATCGCCATGGAAGAACTGAGCTCCTTTCTGGAACATACGATTTTCCACGATTCCGGAAATTGTAGAGGACATTGCTCCGCGCATCATGCTCAGGAGGGACTTCGTATCGATTCGCATGGAGTCCGTTACATGTCCCGCAGCTTTTTCCACTACACCGGTATTTTTCGTCATACCGCCGCTGATACCATAATCAAACATCTTACCGATCCAGTCACCAACACGGGACGGGGAATGAATGTCCAGATTTGCTTTCGCCGCATTAGCTGCTGCGTTCGCCACTGCTGCTGCAGCTGCCGCCACGCCATTCTGACCAGCGCGGATACCGCTTGCAAAGCCGGCAGAAAACTGTAATCCGATATTGTGGGATCCATTGATTCCCGCCTGCAGTGCGTTCTTTGCATTCAGTGCCAGACCATTGCCGGAACTTCTCGCTGCGCTGTTCTGGCTTGCGATCGCAACTGCAAAGGCATTTCCGAAAGATGTTCCTTCTGTTCTTCCGGATGCTGCCAGGTTGCAAGCACTCAGAGCTTTCGCTGTACTGGTTCCCAGTGCTCTCGCCGCATTTCCGGCTGTCGATGTCTGACCACGGATCCCAGCCGTAAATGCTGTGACCGCCTGCCTTGCCTGACTCTGCAGGTTTGATCCAAGATTGACTGCTTTCACGCTGTTCGCTACTGTTTTTGCCAGATTCGATGCTGCTTTCGTCGTATTTCCCTGTCCACTGGTTAAACCAGAAGCCAGCTTCCCTGCTGTATCACTACCGGTCTGTCCTGCCGTCTGTGGAAGTCCGGATCCAGACATCTGAGACATCGCATAAGCATTTACTGTATTCAATGCCTGTCCGATGGATCCCATGCCGGATGTAATTCCGGATGCTTCGCTGTCTACTGCTTTCTTTCCTGCAGCTGTCGGTGCGGATGTAACATCTGCAGAAGTAACGCCGCTGTTGATGCCGGATTCCAGGGCGTTTCTGGCACTTTCCTGTATAGCCGGACTTCCCTGCGTGATACCTGCAGAAACCGCTTCGGTGGCTTCCTGTGCTTTCTGGCCGGCAGGTATGGAAACATTTGCGCTTGTGATTCCGCTGGATAGCTGACCGATTGCTTCCGATCCGGTGCCTTCTAGCGCCCCGCTGTCTACCAGGTATCGTTGGAATGTATCCAGGATCTCCTCACCGGTCATGGATGCCGCTCCTTTAAATTCCGGGATCTTGTCCTCCATTGCAATCATCATCTGTTGCATGGAGTTTTCCATGTACTCCTTGCCTTCTGGTCCCATCTTCTGCACTTCATTCAGTGCCTGCAGGATCGAAGAACGGAGGCTGACCGGGATTTTTCCACCGGACTGGTCTATCTGCATGACAGCCAGCTGGAAGCCTTCTGTCATCTTCGTATAATCCGTAGAGCTCAGTGCGCTCTGGATCTCTTTCTGAGAGGTTGCTACGCCATCTGCTGCTTCACTGGCATACGCTGGAATTTGTGCATACATATCTAGCGCTTCCTGAACACTTTCCGGCGTTCCCTCTGCCAGTTTCCCCATGACCTGATCCAGACCATTGACTTCCACACTTGCTTCCACGGATGCCTTCGATGCTTCTCCCAGTTTTTCCCTGGTTTTATCCAGGTTCTTCTGGGCTTTTTCCAATCCGGACAGGTCATTGATGCCATTTTTCCAGTCTTCCTGTGCCTGTGCGTATTCATTCAGTGCATCATTATACGCTTTCTGCGCATCCGTCAGGTTTTTCTGTGCTTCGCTCTGGTTCTGGATAGCTTCCGTATACTGTGTTGTAGTCGCTTCCTGAACAGCTTTCTGTTTCAGAGACTGAATATACGCATCAATACTCTGATTGACCTCTTCCAGGGATTGCTTCACGCCCTCATTATCCTGGATAAATCCATCTGTTGTCAGGCTGTAGCTGGTTCCCATGGCTTCATTCAGCTGGTTCAGGATATAGTTGGCTGTATCCTCACAGCCCTCTTTTACCTTTCCTGTTGAATCAAACGCATCGTTCAACCCTTCTTTCCATTTTTCCACCGGTGCAACCGATGCTTCGATGGAAGATCCGGTATTTTCCATGGACTCTTTCAGGTTGTCCAGAGAACGTTGATTGGACTCAATATTGGAACCCAGCTCATCCATTTTCGCATTAAAGGCTTCCTGCTCTGCATCTGCCTGGTTCACAGTCGTGGCATACAATGCCAGTCCACCCACCAGTGCTGCAATCGCACCGGCAATCAGTACCGCCGGATTTGCGCTCATAATCGCATTTAATGCCGATACTGCCAGGCCTGTCTCTGAGGATACGGACTGCAGTTTCATTAGAACACTGACTACTGTACCAACCGGTCCCTGTACCATCTGGAATGTCTTAAATGCAGCCACCAGAGAAATGACAACCGGTGCTACCGTATCCATGTGATCTGCCAGCTTTGTGAACAGCTTTCCGATAATTTCCAGTTCTTTATTGGTAACTCCGGAAAGACTTCCAAGACCGGAACTGAATGTTTTCTTTAAAGAATCCAGCGCCTTCTTCGCCGGCTGCTGCATTTCCTTTGGAAGAAGTTTGATCAGACCATCGCATACAGAATCCACAATTTCCTTGGAAGCATGTTTTAACTGCTGCTTATTTTGGAGCAGCCCCTTAACAAAAGCTTCTATGAGATCCGTTGCCGCATCCACCATATCTGGTGCCGATTTTGCGAGGCTCAAAGAAAGATCTGCAATAATGTCACCCGCCTTATCTACAGCAGCTTCAAGTCCGCCATTTTCAAAGGCATCTGCCAGCTCATTAATATATTCTGTTCCATGTTCCACGGCGTCACGCAGTTCCTGATCCACAGAATCTTTAAACGCAATCGCCAACGCATCCGCACTGTTTTTCGCCATATCGATCTTGGATTCCAGGGTTTCATATCTCTGCGAGGCTTCATTGGCCAGTGCTGTGTTTTCTTCCCATGCGGTTGTACCGATCTTCATGGCATCCGCAAAGGTACTATAGGCTCCAGAAGCACGCAAAAGTGCATCTCTCTGGCGGATCTCTGAAATTCCCATATCATCCAGAGTCTTGATCGCAGATATACCTTTTTCATCACAGGTAGACAGTCCCTTAATGAATGCCATGATCGCGCTTGTAGCATCTTTCTGGAATGCCTTTTTAAATTTATCTGCAGACATTCCGGCCACATCCGCAAATGCATTCAGACTGTCCCCTCCGGACTCTACAGCCAGCTGCATCTTGGCCATAATCGTGGAGAATGCAGAACCTCCCGCTTCCGCTTCAATGCCAACAGAGCTCAGTGCTGCTGCCAGGGACATGATCTGCGCTTCCGACATCCCGATCTGGCTTCCTGCGCCGGCCAGACGCATTCCCATCGATACAACTTCCGACTCCGTCGTTGCAAGGTTATTTCCCAGTGCGACGATCACACTTCCCAGACGGTCAAAGTTCTTCTGCGACATCCCTGTAATATTAGCAAATCTCGCCAAAGAGTCTGCTGTTTCTGTTGAAGTCATATTTGTCGCATCACCAAGCTGGGCCATTACCTTTGTAAAGTCCTTCAGATTCTCTGTTTTAATGCCAAGCTGGCCCGCGGCCTCCGCGATTTCCGACAGTTCTGCTGCGCTTTGCGGCATCTCTTTTGACATATTGATCAGGCTCTGCCGAAGTTCATTCAGCTGGGTGTCTGTAGCATCTACCGTCTTTTTTACACCTGCAAAAGCCGACTCAAATTCAATCCCCGTTTTCACGGAATAAGTACCTGCTGCTACCATTGCCGCAGAAGTCCCGGCAACTACAGCTGCCGTCGCTTTCAGCGCTTTTTTGGACAGGTCGCCGATCGTAGAAAACGCATTTTTCCATGCTTCCTTCGACTTTTCGCTTGCATCATCATGGGATCTTGCTTCTTCTATAGCATCCTGTTTCAGCTGATCTTTAGCAGCATCGCTGTCTTTTTCCACTTCTGAAAATTTCTTTTCCCAATGCTGAGATGTCTGCTCTGCTTCCAGGTCATGGGTTTCTTCCACAGATTCTGCTGCCTTTTTCATTTTGGCTGCTGCCCTCTCGCTGTAGACTCCCATGATCTCATATGCTTTTTTGTAGGCATTCGGTAAAGACGTTCCCTGGCTTTGATATTCTTCTGCCAGCTTTTTTACTTCATTTTTGAGTTCCCCGACAGACTTCCCGGATGCTTTCGCCATTTGTTCAAAGGTCTGTTTGATCCTTTTCCCGCTGATTTCTGCTGATTTTTCCGTCTCCTTCAGATCTTTCTTTATCCCATCTGTATCAAGTTCTGTCTCAATGACAATTTTTCCATCTGCCACTTTGTCTTTTTCACCTGCCTTTTTTATGCAAAAAAAGAGAACCATCCGGTTCTCTTCTTGCTTCATATTGCATTGCTACAGCTTAGACTATAACAACACTATCAACCACTTTATCAAGTACTTTCCACATATCCTCTTGTTCTTCTTCAGATGATGTACCAAAACTAATACTTTCAGATGATGGGGTAGGCCTTATCGTATATTGCTTTATCCAAATGTAATTATCCGACAAAATATATTTATATTCTTCAATCATCGCTCCCGCACCAGCTATCTCCAATGTTTTTGCCTGAATTATCTCAAAATCATCATCTGTGTGATGTGCTTCTTCAGCCCATTCCTCCAATGATTTTCTTACTATTTCATCATTTTTCTTTGGAAAATCATTTGAAATCATAACTGCAAGTCTACGCCCATCATAATTAAAACATATTCCATCGCTATTTACCGTGGAAAATTCATCTAAATCTACTCCGTCTGGAACATCAAAAACAACATTCCGAATTCTATATT